ATTGCTAAATCAAAACGAGGACTAGTCCAGATACCTATGACTGGAGGTACTATTGCCTTTGGTTATAATATGCCTGGTTGTGATCTTAAACTTACACAAGAGCAAGCAGTACAGGTTGCTATTGGTGAGATAAACAACTGGTCACAAGTAGGATGTGATGACCATGCGATGACATGGGTGTACCGTTCTGATGGGTCTGGTACTACTGCTGCATTTACTAGATCGATGAATGAGTTTAGTAAGAAGTGGAAACTTGGAGTTGCTAAATCAGTTGCTTGGCCTGTTGGTATAGGTAACAAAGGTAATGCTGGTGTTGCTGGCAACATTAGAAATCAAATTGGTGCTATTGGTTATGTTAATCAGTCCTACATTAAGGGTGAAGTTGTTGCTGCTGCCCTTGAGAATAAGAATGGTGAGTTTATTACACCATCAGTTGAGTCGGGTGCTCTGGCACTCAATGGTATTACACTCGATGAGAACCTCGCAGGGACAAACCCTAACCCTTCAGCAAAAGGTGCTTACCCCATTGCTACGCTTACATGGGTACTTGCTTATGAAACTGGTAATGGTAACAAGACTGAAGCAGTGAAGGATACCTTTAGAACGTTACTCTCTACAGAGTATCAAGAGAAGGCATCTGTGCTAGGTTATGTACCACTTAGAGGTGACATACTACAGAAGTCACGAGATGCAGTTGAAAAGATTGCTATATAATACACAACAGAAGAGACCTGATATAGGTCTCTTTTTTATGAGTAAGACAATGCAAAAATGGTTAGGAATTAGTTTAGGTGCGGTATTCGGACTGTGCCACGTAGGTATGATAGGGTTACTAGCAACTAGGCAGTCCTCTAAGTTACCTTCTTTCAATCCTCCAGTAGGAGATTATACGTCTTATAGTATCTCGGTAAATGAGCAGGGATATGATATCAGTTACAATGCTAACGATCCTAAGACGATGGTCATCACTAAGGACATCAAACAGAAGGGTGGTTTCTTAGGACTAGCAAACAATACAACTCAAGTTTTTGAGGAGTATGTCATGGATGGTAAGACCAATCAGGGCGGACCTGTATCTAACAAGAGATCATGGCAAGATCCATCTACTATAGTAAAAGGTGGTGAAGTATCTGATAAGACTGTCGCCTGTATCGAAGCAGTTGGTGCTGCAAAAGGAACAGGTAGATTGGTTGGTACTAGTGTTGGTGCTAGTGCTGCCCCTGCTCTGTCTGGTATCCCCTTTATTGGTTGGGTAGCAGCAGGATGGGTAGCAATGTTTGGTGGTGATCAAGGTGCAGAAATCGGTGGTAACATGGCAGAAGGTCTAAACGATAACTGCTAATGGCTGCACCTACATTAACTGATCTGATATATCTAAAGAAAAATTATTTGACTAAGGATCAGTGTGAAATTATTATTAATGAATTTGAGGCAAGCTCACAAAAACCTGATCAGGAACATTGTGGGCATGCTTTTAATCATTTGGATGTATACTCTACCTTTAAAGTTAAGGAGTCTGAGGTAGGTAGTGATAGTTTTAATATAATACATCAAACTATTGAGAATATAATTAATGAGTATCATGATTACCTTGATACTTTTAATGCCTTTCATGTTGCTAGGAGAGGTAGTATGTTACATCCTCATAAGTATCGTCTTATGAAATATGAGAAGGGTGCTTGGATACATCCTCATATAGATCATGATGTTACCATTTATGGTAGTTGTACTATTAATTTAAATGATGAGTATGAAGGTGGTGACTTTGCTTTCTGGGGTGGTCAGCATAAATTGAAATTAGGATTGGGTGATGTGATGATCTGGCCAGCAGATTTCTTTTGGGTACATGAGGTAGAAGAAATAACAGATGGTACTAGGTACTCTGCAAATACTTTTCTATGTTCTACACCAAAAACATTACCTGAAACTGTAAGATATAATGTGAAAGGTGTATGAAAACAATTGCTATTGTTGGTGGTGGTACTGCTGGATGGCTTACTGCTCATCAATTTCTTAGAAAAATAAATCCAGAAATAAAAATACTTGTAGTGTCTTCCTCACAAGTTCCTGTTATAGGAGTGGGTGAAGGAACTACAGGTCTTTTTACTGAGTTGATTCATGAACTGTTTGATGAGAAAGAATTTTTAAAAGAAACAGAATCTACTTATAAGATAGGTATAAGGCATAGTGATTGGGATCAAGTAGGAAAATCTTTTTGGTCACCGTTAGGTGATGAGTACTCTGGTGAGTCTTCCTTCCCTTCACCAGACTATGATGATGTTAGGGTGTGGCATATTGCTAATGGATTGGAGTATGATAAGTCATTCCAATCTCGTTTAATGGCAGAGAATAGACTTCATATTTCAAATGGTGAAAGTATATACACTAAGTTACATGAGGAACATGATGGATATAGTATACCTGTTGCATATCATTTAGATAGTCATAAGGTTGGGGAGTATTTAAAAAGGAAAGCATTAGAGAAATCTAATTGTTCTCATGTTGAAGGTAAAGTAGTAGCTCTCGCTCAAGATAAAGATGGTTCTATACATCACCTTGTCTTAGATGATGATAGAAAAGTTGAAGCTGATTTTTATATAGATTGTTCTGGGTTTTCTAGAATATTAATTAATAATATTACAGATAATAATTTTGTATCATATGATAATGATCTTTTAGTAGATAGTGCTTTAGTTTTTACTAGAGATTCTAATGACATTAAAAACTATACTCATGCTCATGCATTAAAGAATGGATGGATGTGGGAGATACCTACACAAACTAGGATGGGATGTGGATATACTTTTAGTAGTAAGTTTACTGATAAGGATAAGGCATATGATGAGTTAGGTGATGTGGAGATAAAAAAACATATTACATTTAACTCTGGAAGAATAGAAAAGCATTGGTTTAAGAATGTATTATCGACAGGTCTTGCTAGTGGATTCGTTGAACCATTGGAAGCCATTTCTATTCATGCTACCATCTTACAGAATCAAGAGTTCTTAGATAATTATTTTAAACCTAGTTTAGATCTAAACTGTGATGCTATTCAAGAACAGTATAATGAAGATGTTAATTATATGTGGGATAATTTTAGAGACTTTCTTGTGTTCCATTACATTTCACATAGAAGAGATACTGATTTCTGGATTGAATCTTCTAGTCCAGAAAGATGGAGTCCTAGATTAACCAGACTAATCAAAATATGGGGATGTAGAATGCCAAGGGTTACTGATTTTAAAATTGGTAAGAGTAATGATTTTCATGCTATGGGTAATCCATTATGGTATAATATTGCTATTGGTATGAACATGTTAGATCCATTGATTGCTTCACAGGAGCTACATGACTATGGCATATATGATGTAATGGAAACTCGTTGTAAGAATACATTTGATGCAATAGAGAAAGCACTACCATCTATGGTTAAAACAAACGATTATTATATGCATATATAATGTACAACAAAAGAGACCCAAGAGGTCTCTTTTTATATGGAGACTTAAATGAATGTCTATTTAAATTTAAAACCAAATAATCATGGTGGTGAATCTGACCTCTTGACAGTTGATGTACCTTCAAGTTATACTGAAGAACTATTACGATATGTCAGACCTATTGCCGAAGAAAAAAATGTTCCTGAGTCACGTATACTTAAGGACATAATCAAAGAATCTATTAACGAAATACAAAGGAGAAATTATGAGCGTAAGAGTCGTAAGAACCAGAAGCGGTGATGACGTTATCTGTGATTTGTTCGAGGTTACTACTAAAGATGATACTGAGAAACCAGTTGCTTTTCAGCTAGTTAATGCTTATTATCTTTATCTAATTGATCCTAATCCTGATATTGAAGTAGAAGGAGGTGGAGAAATAAATAAAATTTCTAAACCAGAAATAAAATTTGAACCCTATGCTCCTTTCTGTAAGGAAGATAGGATCATGGTTAAATTGGATGAGGTAGTTACTGCGTATGAAACGCATGATGAGATCATCAAAAAGTACAATCAATTAGTGGAGGCCACACGTGGAAGAGGAGATGATGCAACAGCAGTTGAAAGTGATACTGCTGAAACAGAGATCGGAATATCTGTTAGGGAAAGTGACTGAGCTTGATGAAGAACCAAGCTTGTTAATTGAGAACTGTTATAGTATTCATCGTAATGAGAATGGGGTAGTTGGTCTGCACCAGTTTCCTGAGTTCTCATCTCAACGTGATATGTTCTTGACATCCGAAACAGTTATGAGTATACTGGAACCTTCTGATGAGGTCTCACAGATCTATAACGCTAAATGAGTCAGTTTTACACCAACGTACAGTTAGCTGGTGATACTATTCTTTATAGAGGATATCAGGATGGAACTCCAGTGCAGTTTCGTGGTAAATTTTCTCCTACATTATATGTTCCTTCTAAAAAGAAGGAGAAGTATAAGACACTTGATGGTAGATCAGTTGCTCCTATAGAGTTTACTACTGCCAGAGATGCTAGAGAATTTATTAAAACGTATGATGGTGTAGAAGGATTTGAAGTACATGGGTATGAGCGTTTTGTATACCAGTATATAAGGCGTGAGTTTCCAGGCGAGGTTGATTATAATATCAATCAGATGAAGATATTTGCATTGGACATTGAGGTTCAGTGTGAGAATGGTTTCCCTGATGTGGAAGCAGCAGCAGAAGAGATGCTTTCTATTACCATTAAAGATATGGTTACGAAAGAATTTTTTGTATGGGCTGTAAGAGAGTTTGAAGTACCTGATGGTGTCAAAGCATTTATCTATGACACTGAGAGGGATATGCTTAGTAACTTTATTGAATGGTGGGTGCAGAACACACCAGATATTCTTACAGGATGGAATGTCAATCTATATGACGTACCTTATATTGCTCGTCGTGTAAATAGGACTTTAGGTGAGAAATGGATGAAGTCATTATCACCTTGGAATCGTGCTAATGAGAGGGAGGTATATGTCCAAGGACGTAAAAATTATGCTTATGATGTTAGTGGGATTAACATTCTCGACTATCTCGATCTTTACCGTAAGTTTACTTATAGTAACCAGGAATCATACAGACTCGATCATATCGCTTTTGTTGAATTAGGTCAGCGTAAGGTTGATCACAGTGAATACGATAACTTTAAAGACTTCTATACATCTGATTGGCAAAAGTTTATAGAGTATAACATCCAAGACGTTGAGTTGATTGACAGATTGGAAGATAAGATGAAGTTATTGGAACTTGCCATAACAATGGCTTATGATGCTAAGACAAACTTTGAAGATGTTTATTCCCAAGTTCGTATGTGGGATACGATCATTTATAATTACTTAAGTGATAAGAACATCGTTGTTCCCCCTCGAAAGGGATCTAAAAAAGATGAAAAGTATGCAGGTGCTTATGTCAAGGAACCGAAAACAGGAAGGTATGATTGGGTTGTTAGTTTTGACCTCAATAGCCTGTATCCTCACCTTATTATGCAGTACAATATCTCCCCAGAGACCCTCTGGGAGACTCGACATTCCAGCTCGAGCGTTGAACGGATTCTAAATCAAGAGATTGATTTTAGTAATTGTAAATTTGCCGTGTGTGCTAACGGTGCTCAGTACCGTAAGGATGTACATGGATTCCTACCAAAAATAATGCAGAAGATTTATGAAGAACGTACGATATATAAGAAGAAAATGCTCCAAGCGAAGCGGGATTTTGAAGTTCAGCCAAGTACCGAATTACAAAAGTCTATTAGTAAATTCAATAACATCCAAATGGCTCGAAAGATCCAGCTCAATTCGGCTTATGGTGCCATTGGAAACCAGTACTTTAGATACTACAACTTATCTAATGCTGAGGCGATTACTCTCAGTGGGCAGGTTAGCATCCGTTGGATTGAAAACAAAATGAATCAGTACCTAAACACGGTACTTAAAACTGAGGAGGAAGATTATGTTATTGCCAGTGATACTGATAGTATCTACCTCAACCTTGGTCCTTTGGTTGAAAGTGTATACGAGGGCAGAGAGAAAACTGATGAGGGCGTTGCTAGGTTCCTTGACAAGGTGTGTCAAACTAAATTTGAACCTTTTATTGAAAGTTCTTACCAAGAATTGGCCGACTACGTTGGAGCGTACGAGCAGAAGATGATAATGAAGCGAGAGAACATCGCTAACAAAGGTATATGGACAGCAAAGAAAAGATATATTCTCAATGTATTCAATAGTGAAGGGGTTCAGTATGCTCAACCTAAGTTAAAGGTTATGGGTATAGAGTGTGTTAAATCTTCCACACCAGGTGCATGTAGAGATAAGATTAAGGAGTGCTTGAAGGTTATTATGAATGATGGGGAAGAAGCAGCACAAGATTTTATTAAGAACTTTAGGGATGAGTTTGATACATTTCCTGTTGAGGATATATCATTTCCCAGAGGATGTAATGGGATAAATAAGTGGGCAAACCCATCCAGTATATACAGCAAAGGAACACCTATACATGTTCGTGGTGCTTTGTTGTTTAATTATTATAATAAGAAGAACAAGTTACAGCATAAGTATCCTTTAATACAGGATGGCGAAAAGATTAAATTTGTTTATCTTAAGACACCAAATAAAATAGGAGAGAATGTAATTTCTTATTTACAAACTCTTCCTACAGAATTTGGGCTTGACAAACAGGTAGATTATGACTTACAATTCAGTAAGAGTTTTCTTGAACCTATTAAAGTTATTATGGATACAATCGGATGGAAGCCAGAAAAAGTTGCTAGTTTGGAGTTCCTATTCGGATGACCACATACATTGTTGAATATCAAAAAGCCTTTAGTGCTGGAGAAAATCCTACTGAGAAGGAATTTTTTGATAAAGACGAAGCAGAATGGTTTGAAAGAGCCATGAAGCGTTCAAATTACATTACAAAATTATTTAAGAAAAGTTGATGAGTTTTTTACAAGATGTAGTAAAGGAGATCGGGAATGAATACGCTTCTCTCGTTAGTGATGGTGTTGCTGCTGGTGACACTAGTAATTTTATCGATACAGGTTCGTACATCTTTAA